CAGGCCTTCGGCAGGCGATCGCAACGGCCCTGTCCGACCGTCAGGACAATGTACTGGGAGCGGCCAGTGAGATACCGACCAGCTCCAGAAAGAAGCTCCTGAAGTGGAGGCGATATTGATTACCAACGCCACCCATAAGCAGATAGGGAATTTCAAGCAGTACGCTGACTTCCGCTATGAGGACGGCGACGGCGACGGGATGGGTGGCGGCTTCCCCGAGTGGGTGACGCTGTTCAGCGCATGGGTGAATATCAAGCCCGTATCAGGGTCGCAGCGGCTACACCTCGACTCGATTGAGTCCAATGTGACGCATATCGTTGAAGTGCGATTCAGGGATGATCTCGAGGCGCTGGGATACGACAAGCCGCGGATCGACAATCATTTGCAGATGCGATGTGACGGGCGGCTATTCAATATCCAGTACGCTTTGAATGAGGGTGAAGATAATTACTACTACGAACTGGCGGCAGCGGAGCAGATATGAGCATTAATCTTGCCGTGTCAGGCATTGAGCAAGCATTCAGGAATATTGAAAAGTATAAGTCATCTGTAACAGATAGGCTGGAGAAGGACGTGAACATTGCCTTGATCAACGTGCAAACAGATGCCAAGCGCAACGCTCCGGTCGATACCGGGCGGCTGCGATCCTCCATTCACTTGACGCAGGCGGGGCTGGAGGGCACAGTGCACACCAATGTGTCGTATGCGCCATTCATGGAGTTTGGAACAGGGTCGAAAGTGGATATCCCCGAGGGGCAAGAGCAGTACGCGGCGCAATTCAAAGGGGAAGGCGGCAGGACGGTCAGTATGAGCCCGAAGCCCTTCCTGTTCCCTGCTTGGGAGAAGGAGCGGCCCGAGTTTATCAAGCGGGTCCGAAAAACGCTGGGGGCGCTCCGGGCGAAATGAACAAAAGGGACGCAAAGCGACAATTACAGACGGCTTATTACGACCTGCTGACAGCCGGACTATCCGTTCCGGTCTATGATTCTAAGCCACCATCTCCTGAATACCCGCATGTCGGTATTGGCGAATGGACGGCGGTTGACGGATCAGATAAGAGCTCGCACGGCGATGAGCTGACCCTGACCCTGACTGTCGTGGACCAGTTCCAGGGTACACAGTATTCACGCGCCCCGATGTATGAAGTAACAGCTGAGATACTATCGATTATTTGCGCACGCCCCGCACCGTTCGACCTGGACGGCTTCAATGTGATCACCTCGACGCTGGACAGCCAAACAACGTTCCGGGGCGAAAACAGCGGCAAGATGGAATTATGGACGGCTATCCGGTTTCGGCACATCATCGAACAGACAACTTAACACAACGCTACCATGGCAAAAATTAACGGCACGCTGGTTTTACTGGATCTGGACGGGGAGACGCTGGCTCATGTCCAAGACGCAACTCTCAATATTAGCCGGGAGCTACCCGACAGCTTCGACAAGAACTCTGACGGGTGGGCCGAGCACCTTGAGGAGGCCGGGCAGCGGGGATGGGAAATCTCTGTGAACGGCTTCGCTGAGTACACCGCCGATGGCAATGCGGCTACTCTGGCAGATATGATCATCTCCCGGCAGAGCGCTCCCGTCATCTGGGGACCGAGCGAGGCGGGAAGTATCAACTTTTCCGGCAACGCATCCCTGAATGGCCTTGAGCTGGGCGCCCCGAATGAGGAGACGGCCACCATCTCCGGCACGGTTACCGGAAACGGTCCGCTCGAAAAGCTTGAGGTATCTGCTTAATGGTCGGATTCCGCGGAGAAATAAGCATCAAGATCGGCGGAAAGAAGCGCCTTCTGAAATTCGGCACCAATCAGACGGCCATTCTCTCCGACCTGTATGACGCGCCGCTCCAGCAGATGGATGAGGTATTCAGTCCTGCAAAGATGAGCATCGGGCAGACTCGGGATATGATCTATTCGGCTCTGGCGGCGGGTTGCTACTCAAGTAAGAAGGAGATCGACTTCGATCAGTACGATGTAGGCGACTGGATTGATGAGATCTCACAGGCTGACCTTGAGTCCATCTTCAAGGCCGCCTTCACGGAGGGCGAGGCAAAAAAAAAGCCAGCCTCTCGTGGGAAGACGTCCTGACACTGGCCTTCCAGTGCGGGCTCAGTTTGGATGAGTTCTGGTCAATGTCGTGGATGGAGTTCGGGGCAGCCGTCCGGGCATACGACCATTCTGAGCGGATCTACTGGGAGCGCCACCGGGTGCTGTTCAAGCGCCTGATTGAGCCCCACATAGCAAAAGGTGCACATGTGTCACCGAAAGACATGATCCGTCTACCCTGGGACGGGCCTATCGAAAGGATGAGCATCGAAGAGGTTCAGGCGGACATTGAAAGAAAGATGAAGGCATGGCAAGCATCGCAACGCTTTTAGTCAAGATTGCAGCCGACCCTACTGAGCTGGACAAAGGATTAAAGAAATCCGAGCGGACAGTAGAGGATTGGGGTAAGAAGCTGCATTCTGCCGGTACGACCATGACGAAGATGGTCACCGGGCCTATCGCTGCTATGGGTGCGGGCATTCTGGCCCTGCAGAGGCGTACCGGTCAGTACGCAAGTGACATCAGCGACATGGCCGCCTCCACGGGGCACACTACGGGGTCGGTTCAAGAGCTGAATTACGCACTGGGCCAGTTCGGAGTCGGTCAGGACATGGTGCGCCGATTGATGGAGCGGAATAATCAGCGTATGGCTCGCGCAGCCGACGGCAACGAGACGTTCGCAAAAGCATACGAGCGACTGGGCGTGTCGATCCGTGACGCAAACGGTGAGCTCCGAAGCAGTCAAGAGGTGTTCGATGAGGTAATGGTCGGTCTGGCCGGAATCCAAAACGGGGCGACCCGCGCCGCTGTTGCCGGTCAGCTTCTGGGGACCAACGCCGGGCGTCGTCTGGCCGGAGCTCTTTCAGGTGGTATCGAGTCGCTCGATGAGATGCGGCAGAAAGCCCACGACCTGGGCATTGTCATGGATGAGGATTCTCTGAAGGCGGCCGATGATTTCGGTACGCAGATGGATAACCTGCAGGCACAGATCGCCGCTTCGGGTCGATCCATTGCCGTCGATCTTATCCCTGTCGTTCAAGACCTGCTCCCTATCATTGAGCGAGGCATTGAAACGGTCGTGGGCTGGATCAAGCAATTCACCGAGCTGAACAAGGAGACGCAGATGAACCGTGTTCGGATCCTTGCTCTTGTCGCAGCTGGCGGGCCTCTTCTGATGTTTTTGAGCAAGGCGGCGCAAGGTGCCAGTAAATTGATCGGGCTTATCCGAGTGCTTACGGCCGTGATGATGAAAAACCCATGGATAGCAGCCGCTACTGGCGTTGCGTTCCTGGTGGAGCGGGTTATTTCGGCCAACCGAGAAGTGGCTAATCTCAATAAATCCATTGAGGACGCACTGGCGATCGATGCCACCGGCACTGTAGAGGAATATGACAAGGTTACGCAGGCGCTGGTCGATGTTGACAAAAAGATCAAGGATACCATTGCCATGCATGAGTCGATGGGCGTTGAGGGCACAGAGGCCGCTCAGAGCCAGATCGATGCGCTCCGGGAGCAGGAGTCCCAGCTGGTCAGTCTACGAAATGAGATCGCTGTAAAGCGCACACAGGCCGTTGCAGCTGCCCGTGATGAGGCTGATGCCCAAGATGATCTGAATGATGTGATTGGCGACCTGCTCGGGTCGAGGAAGGGGCTAAGCGCCCAGATTGAGGAAAATAATACCAAGATCGACGCCCTGATAAATAAGACTGAGGATCTGACCGAGGCAGAAGAGCGGGAGCTTGTCACCCTGACGGAGGCCAATGCCGAGATTGAAAAGATTATTGCAAGCCGCCAGAGGCTGACCACCGTCACCGAGTCTGCAGCCAGAGCGACAAGGGCGCTCGCTGAAGCTCGGGCGGCTCTCGTGTCCGCGCAGTCTGATGAGACGCCTGGATTCGATGACCCCGACCTTGACATCAGCATGCCTGACTTTGACAGGATGGCTGATCCTGATACCCTGGCAGGCATGAATCAGCAGTTGCAGTTCATGGAGGCTCGGCTGCAGACGCTCCCTGTCCATTCGCAGGAGTTCCAAAATCTCAAGAACCGCATTGCCGATCTTAAGCTTGAGATAGAAGGCTCCACGCAGGTGACGAACGCCCTGATGGGGATCACTAATACTTTCACGTCCTCTTTCGGGCAGGGACTGGACAATCTGATTGTCGCCGGCGAAAGATTCTCTGACATACTCTCCAATATCGGCAAGCAGTTGGCTTCATCCGCCATACAGACAGCGATATCAGCACTCCTTACAGGCGGCCTGGGCGGTGGCGGTTTTTTTGGTATTGGCGGCGGGCTGATTGGCTCGATCTTCGGTGTCAATGACGCCCTGATCACTTCTCAGGGCGATGTGGTGCGGTTCCATCCGGACGACAATATTCTGGCGATGAAGGATTTTTCAGCACTGGGAGCTGGGAGATCGCAAAAGGTTCAGGTAACTGTTAATGGAGCAATCCGCGGCGACACGATTCACCTGGCTAATGCGCGTGGAGGCAGCATATTCCGATGAGTCTAAGAGCGACGACAGGCAGTGTAGACAATTACGGGCGGCTCCATGAGTTCGATATCCACCAGCAGGGCTATAGCGGGCCTGTGGCGGAGCTGAAGAATACCGGAGAGGGATACGCCAGATTCGACCATCAGGTGATTGACCCGAGGGAGCTACCGCCGATCCAGAAAGGCGCACTGGAGCTGTCGGTCTGGCTTCGATCCGGAGAGACGGGCATTCTGGATGATCTGAAGACTTCCGATGAGCGGGAGTTCTGGATCGTCCATAAGGTCGAGGGCGCCGTCGAATGGATGGGATGGGTCTACATGGACCTGTCCTCTTATGAGGAGAACGTCGCCCCCTACCGCCTGACGCTGCTTGCCAAAGACTTCACCGATCTTGAAGGGCAAGATTACCTTGTGAGCGGATCGCTGCCAGACGACCGGCAGACGGTCATCGCCACGATCTGCTACCTGCTCTCACGGATGGGCTTCGACCTACCTGTGATTACCTCTACCAGTTGGATCGAAGAGCATATCAATGCAGGGCAGGACTACCTGCGGCAGATCTACCACGAGACGAAGGCATTGCGAAGGTTCGGGGGCAGCGAGGCCGAGCCGGACGAGCCGATCAGTATGTATGAGGCTCTGGAGCGTCTCTGTCAGAATCACCGCCTCATCCTGAAGCAGGCGGGCGGCGCGTTTCGTCTCGATCAGATTACAGCTTATGATGACCCGGAGTCGGTCCAGCAGGCTGACTACGACTTATCCGGAGGCCTGCAATCCGAGGGCAGCCGCGACACGACCGTCACAGGCAAAGTGGTGCTGGCTCAAAATAATCGAGACAATAGCGGCTTGCCCGGCTTGAAGAGAGCTACGGCGAGATTCGACCACCGGGCGACAGTATCCGGACTGCAGCTGCCTGAGTTGATCTACCTTACTCCGGGCGATCCGGCATTTCAGGCGACCGACGTCTTTTCCTCATCGGGTGATACCAGATTGTCGCTCAATGCTACGATCACCGCGAATTTTCCGACGCAGCCCTCATCGGCAAGCGTGCAGGTCGTCCTGTCCGCGCACGGTATGTCGTGGAATGAGGCGAGCGGCCAATGGGTGCAGGGGTTCTACTCCAATAGAATCGACCTGCTCCATTACCATGCTGAGGAGTGGATCGGCACGCTGGCATTTCAGACGACTCCCTTACCGATCGGTCTTGGGCCGGTTCAGGTCACTCTGTCGCCCGCTGCCGGGCCGGGCGTGGAGAATCCTATCGATGCGGACGAGACGACTTATTACAATGTCGGCTTCGGTATCATCGATCCATCCGTACCGGAAGGCACCAGCGCGGCCATCGACTATCAGCTCACGCAGACCGGCGGTTATTCAGCATCATCCGACCTGCCGTCCACATGGTACGGTGACGGTCCGAATGCAGCGGCCGTGTCAGCGCTTCGATATGGGCCGGGTGACAATGATATCACGATGGGCGGCTGGCAGCGGAGAGGCGGATCGGTTGGGATGCTGTTCCACGAGAATCTACTGAAAGAAGCTCTTGACCCGCAGCGAGGCTGGCGACGGCTCCTGTCCGCCCTGATCAAGTCGCCATACCGCCCCCACCAGGTACTGGCCTATGACGGGGCGCACTTCTACTATCTGGGCGGATCTCTGGACGTATTTACCGGCGACTGGACCGTCAATCTGCTCCTGCTCCATACCGAGACAGCCAGCGACGAGTTCAGCGAGATACCGCGTTATGAGCGATCCGGCTCAACCGGTGGCGGCTCCGGCGGTTCGGGTGGAGGCACGGCCAGTTGGGGTAGGATCACGGGCAAGCCATCTACTCCGGATCAGTGGGCGACCGAGACGGGCTTTGACGGTCGCTACTTCCGCCAGTCGAATAACCTCTCT